TGCTTCTGCCTTTTGCATTTCCTTAGCGCCTTCTTCTTTCTGCTGAGCTTCTTCTTGCTCAGTCATTTCTGGCACCATCTTGTCTGGATCAAGGTCAAGAGACTTGGCTACTTCTTTAATCAACTCTCTTCGCTCAGTAAGTCGAATGTCTACTGGGTTAGCAGTCATCTGCATGAACTGAATTAAACGTTGGCTGCGTACTTCTTTAGCAATTAATGCCGTTGAACCCGCAGCAACTACATTCATGTCCCCTTTAATAGACTCGTCAACACACCACCGCATATTCCAGTGGTACATAGAAGTGATTAAGGGTGTAGTCGCGTAATCATCAATGTTCTTAATTACTGACTTCATTGCTATGCTGGCAGCGCCCATTAACATGGACATGCCCGATGCAGTCTTAGTCATTCCGGGAGTATGTTGGCCATGACTATATGAAGGCATAGACGTTTCTTCATCAGCAAAGCGTCTAAACAACTCAATAACAGTAGTCAGATGAGCCGACACATTCTGGGGTTGGTAGAAACGAAGCATAGGAGTCCCTGCATCACCTCCTTCTCTTAACCAGATTTTCCAAGGATGTATATCCGTAACGTCAGAACCAGGTGCAATCATGGATGTATTTACTTCCACCTGCGGGCCTGATGATATTGCTTGATTATCAATAAAGATTCGTACTGCTGCGTTTATAGTGGCTTGAGAGTCCCGCATCATCTTGGGTACGCCAATTCCCCATAACTGATGAGGTGTTCTTTCGTAAGGGAATAAGTGATACGGAGTTGACTGTGCGCTAATAGGGTTCAGTCGTGCACGAATTACTTCGTTATCTGAGAACCATATATTTGCTTCGTATTCTACTTCTGGATCTTTAACTTCTAAGCCAGCAGTGATCAAGTCATGACCATCTACCAAGCCCCAAAATTCTAGAACCTCATATCGGTCTGAGTTGTAGGATAAGTTGTGTCCCGCAATCTGTCTGCGCTCTAACTCATGATGCAATTCCAGATGATTGCCTTCTGGATTCCTAGAAATGGTATTGGTAATAGCTTCCGAAATAAATCCTTCTGTAGTTTTTAACTTTCGGAATTGGTGCTTAGTCATTACATGGCGGTGAAAAATACCTGAGAAGGCATCCAGCGCTTTTGAATGTGGGTCTGGGTACAAATCAAATATTGAAACGTGTTCTACATTTGGCTTGGGAGTTTCCTTGGATGTAGTTACCCAGTTACCCTTCTTGTCCTGAGTCCATCTTTGATCTTTGTCCATCCGAACAGTTGCGCCTTTAATCGCACCCGTACCAACAATACAAGCTTCCATGATGGACGACTTGTAAACTGACTCATACTTTGCTTCAAGCAACTGATCTTTAATTTTTTCCTGCATCCGTACACTTCGTACTTTAGCTTCTTTCTTTAAGTCTTCTTTCATCCCATCAAGAATTTCCTTGACGCGAGCTTCGACTAAATCTGCTGGAACTTCTTGTATTGGAGTTCCTTGCTGTTCCATCTGTTGCATTAACTGCATTACTTCCATGATAGCTGTCTGCTTCATTTCAGTTTCAGTTGGCCCATCAAATAAATCTGGAATAGGTGTAGGGTTGATGCTCCATGGATGGTCACTGCCATTAGGAAACAGTAGATCGATGATGCGACCATACGCAGCCATGGTTTTTTCACGGGTAAGACGGACATAAATCTGTGAACGATTAGGATCACTGTCCAATGCAGCTTGTGTTGTGCTGTCATAAAGCGCTGAGAAGGCACGAAGATCTTCAATCCAGTCTTTTTCTATGTCACTACGAGCCTGACTCCACTCATCAAATCGTATCTTTAGCTTACCAACTAAGTTTCGGGCGACAGGATGCTCTTCTTTCTGCTCTTGCGGTTCACTATTGTCGTTTTGCATTAGCATTTAATAACCCACACCCGCTTGAGCGGCTTTATATTGTCTTAAATTCACGATTGTATTGGCATAACTACGCGGCATTCTTCTATACATCTCCGCTGCAATGGCATAGGACATAACTCTGTCATCAAAGTACCCTGCTCTGGCGTTAGTTGAGCCATTAGCAGCTACAATGTACGTTTCCATTTCACTAACAGTGTTCTCACATACAATTCCACTGTCCTCATCTCTAACAAGGCTAGCTAAGTTGTCTATGATTAAAGGCTTAGATCTACTTGTAGTTAACCAGCCCAGTTTCTTGAACTGCTTTCCATCATATTCACGCTCAAGTTCTTCTTGAATGTAGATATTGGGATAGCCTTTGTTTTTTAAGATGGTTAGTGTCGTAAGTCCGTGGTTGTTTCTCTCTACACCCATGAAAGCTTTGCGGTATAACATGCCTAAAGCGTGTAACAGCTCTCCAAAATGATCAGGAGAAATCTTTCCATGCCATTGCGCCACTTGGTTGCCGTTCTCGTCCAGCACATCAGCGCAAGAGAAGTCTCCTTTTTCAAGGCCTTCAGCAACGTCAGCTCCAATCACATAACGTTTGTTAGTTTTAGGTAGATCCCAGACTTTAAGGCAGCCATCTTTCTTTTCTATCAGCTCGCCCGTATTAATATTAATGTCAGCCACAATCTTCGGTGAGTAACACTCATCTTTAGCGGCCATCAACCAAGTCGCAGGGAATACAGTTCGACCTGAAGAGATGAATGCTTCGTTGGCAGTCATCGGATATTCTTGACGGAATAGATCTTCGGAACGTAACTCGTAAATCTTGTTCCTACGCCAGAACATTTGTTCGTTTGTTAAGTCGTAGGTTTTTTGTATTTGTATTTCATCAGAGGTTAGCTCTAATGATTGAGGAGCCATCATCTTGTACTCTGGCTGCCAGTACCAAGGCACAAATATTAATCTGTACTGGCCTTCGCCACGCTGAGCAGTCTGAACCATGTCGTAGAAGACACCACCTACTCCATTAGCTGTGGACTCAAGGATTACCTCAGTGTCATTCTCTAAAGGCACTGCTTGTAAAATACCAGCCAAGTGTTCCTCGCCATTAGGCCAGAATCCCACTTCACTTCCGTGGAAGTACTGAAGTGTTTGTGATCGACCTACAGCTTTGTTACCAGCAGTACCCACCTTGTAACCTGAGTCCAACTTATCGAACACTAATTCTTTAGCGTTTGAACTAGAGACTGATGGCCTAAATGGATTGCCCTCATGGTAACGTCTAACCATGTCGAATAAGTTTGAAGTGGCTTCATGCTCATGTGTAAGTATGAACGCCCTCTTACCTTTACTCTGACTTACCTTGTGGTAAAGTCGGGCCTCAGCGTAGGTGCTACACCCTTGCTGGCGACCTTTTAATATCAGCACTCTTACTCGACCAATCTCAGACTTCTGCTCTTCAATCTTTTGGTGAATGTACATCTGAGCTTTGTTTAACTTAAAGCGTTCTTCTTGACCGCTCTTAGCTCTAATGTTTAAACACGCAGCAGCAAAGTAAGGGAAGTTTGTTTTGATGGCACGAAGCTTTTTTTGCTCAGTAGGTGTCATCTAATTAATGATCATCTTCTTTATCAATAAGCAGATCGTGCTCATCTAACAACTCAATATGATCTTCTTCGTACTGCATATCATCAAAGAGGTAGCTATCTTCTTCGTGTTCGATAACGTCATCGTCAAGATCAGGAAGCTCGGCAATCACACTCTCAATTGAAAGGGTCGCATCAATTTCTTTTTTGTCTGTGAACATTGCAAGGTGTCGGCCAAGTTGAGTCCAAGCAGTTACCCTCGATCCGGGGGAACCATTGCTTTCATCTTTAGCTTCTTTTAATAAGCCTGTGATAATCTCAGCTTCAGTTACTTTCAATTTCTGTCTCGATATAGCTTGCCGTCTATCAATAGCTCTAATCACATTAGGATTAGCCATGATGCTCTTGGCTTTTGTTGTCTTGCCGTATCCTGCGTATTCTTTGGCCGCCTTAAAATCTAAAGTGGCACAGTAAGCTTCTACGAAAAGATTCTGTTTTGGCGTAACAAGATCACCTGTTAACGCATTGATCGTTCCACCCCACCTCTTATGAGCTGTCTCAATCCCAATCTCTTGGCTTCTTCGACTACGTGCAGCCTTTACCCGCTTCTCATAATCTGAGCGAGCCTTATACTTTTGATCGACAACATCCTGCTTAGCGCGGAACTTTTTATTTTCCTCGGTCTGCTTAGCGTTGTTAAAGATTGATTTTTTCTGAGGTGGGTTAATGTCTTCTGACATGATGTAACCCTTATGAAGTAAGCCTATCAGGGGAATGACGGCTTTATAGGAATGAAATACGATTACACTTAATTGTCTTCACTCCCAAGTTATCCACATTTTTAACATTCATTGTGCACACCGTCAAGCATTTATCCACAAATATGTTCAAATAAGGCACGCTGTTCTTATTGATTTATATCGTTATTTTATTGCACCTGTGTATAAGTGTGCATATTATCCACAACCATATTCCCCTACCTAGTCCCCCTATGGCACCACCTAGTCCCACACAGACACTAGGGGTAGTCCCACACAGACACTTACCTAGTCCCACCGTGGGTCTCTAACATACAAGTAAAAATACAAATATAAACAGGGGGTGATAAATCCTTATCTAGGTGTGATCTATTTCCCCACAAATATAAAAAATTTTTTTGCAATATCCAACTGAGGAATACTGGACTTGTATAAGGGCGGGTTCCTACAGACAGAGTATTAGCGGCTAAGGCTTCGAGAATGGCTGTCTAAGCAACGATTGATGTTAGGGGTAGGCCAACGTATAGGTTTAGATATTATGTGCGTTAGGAGAACTTCTAAGAGGCGTTTTAAAAAACGTTTTAAATTTTTAGAGGGTGTTTCTATATATAGGGTGGCCCACTCTTACAAAGACGGGCACACGCCCCATACCCCACACGATTTGAGATTTTGCCTGTGGATTATGTTGGCTGGATTTAATGTCGGGTTGAACCTGAGCTAGGCACATCCAAGGGCATTACGACTCAAAAAATAATAGTTGATATCATAGTTGCATGTTCTGGACAAACCAAGGGCATTAAACCATTAACTAGGAATTATTATTATGACTACTTCAAATGAGAAAAACAAAGTTGCACTATACGAGCAAGTCGCCACAGGCCAGAAGTATATTGATGAATTAAAAATTGTCATTAAAACTACAGGGTCGGAAATTTTCGACACTATGGCCACCATGCTTTTAGGCTTTTGTACGAATAAGAACTTGTTAACCACCTCAGATATCGACATGTTAACGCATGCGATACAGGTACAATACAAGGTCTCGTTCGGTACGAAATCAGAAGCGAAAGGTAACTTAGGAATGGAAAATGCTAGTCAGATTGCAAGAGACTGGGCCACCATTGCTAAGGGCTGCATCATTGCGGGAGCAAATGACTTTGACGAATGGACTCACACCCCTTCTGAAATGAATTACCGCTGTGATCTATTCAGGAGCTATAAAACTCTTGGAGAGGACGAAACCGACCACTTGATTGCAAGTGATGAAAGTCACAAAGTTGGAACCAAGGGTGGCGTACGAGGTACTTTGGCAAAGATTACAGATCTCGAAATTAGAGAGGAACTAATCAAGGCCAAATTATTACCTGCCGTAAAGCCTTTACCAGAAGGGTTAATCATGGTGTCTGAGCAGGAGCATATTATGCTCGATGTGATAAGGACATATCTTGATGGATCATCTGAGAAAGATATTGCAGAATTCATGACGATTCAAACTGGAATCTTCTCTGAGCTACTTGTAGCACCTAAGAAGAAAGGTAAGAAGTCAGCTTAAAGGATAGCCCCGAAAGGGGCTTTTCCCATGTCTAAGATTTAATTTTCCACAAAAGATTTTACTAAAGCTAGTCCTCATTGGGCTGGGCTTTACTAAATACTTTTAGAGTTTAGCTAAGTATTTATAACGTGTTGATTTATCTACGGATTTATCTAGCACTAAATTAGAAGTCGGGTTCAACCCGAGATTGGAGAGTATATGGATAGATTCTATCTAGCAGTCCAGAAACTGGAGCGTGACCTATCGGTTATGCGTCCAGAGTTTGGCATGTCTGGAGTTTCTATCAGGTCGGGTTCAACCCGAGTTCTCTTGTCTATCGGTACGAACTCAGACCTATTAAGGAGTATGTAATGGATGATCTATCATTCGCCATATTAAGCACGCTCGTTATCGTTGGAGGATATGCCTTATGGCTATCTATCTATATGTCTATCAAGGAGAAGTCATGATTTTAGATTGTAAAGAGTATTACAAACAAGTTCTATCAATCCACAATTCATTGCCAGTGGGATGGGAAAACACCCTAACCACTTGTGCCAAGCGTCTAGTAGATGACTTATACACTGAAAAGATAACCTCAGAAGATGTGGAATCTTTCAGTAAGTTTATGGATCTTGAAATGACGGGACGGGG